TAACTAGTTGCACATCAGTAATTTGTTTTTTAAAACGCAACGCCCAATGAGCCGGATCTACAATATTATAAATCATTCCTAATTGCTCATCGTTAAATTTACTTAGCATTGCTTTTCCACTAGAACAGTTAAGAATGAGCCACGGTGAAATCTTTCCGTCTTTAATATGCCATATTGCTCTATTAAGACTTACATAATGGAAATAATGATTCCATACACTATTATTTTCATTTGCCCATTCCATCATAGTCATAACACTACGTTCTAACGCAGTTTCTACACCTTCTTTTTTGATTAACTCAATTGCATACTTTTCGTACATTTCTTCTCGACACCATTGGTCAAGTTTAACTCCGCTAGTTACAACATAATTAATATACTTCTCAGGATACAACGGCTTTACATTTGACACAAAGCTACCAAACTTTACAAATGCATTATAATATTGACTTTTACAAAACTCTTCATATGTCTTGTCTTTCTTTGCGCCTGCACTTAATTTATAGAATTGGTTAAATGCAATGTATCCTAACTGCACACGTTTTTCATTTTTCTGTAAAGCTCTGCGTTTTTGTTCACACATATGCACCATGAGAGTTTTTTCACGAGTGTATCCTGTCTTACAATATTCGCAGACGTATGGCTTTTCAGAGCTTGACATTTTCGATACCGTATTCTTCTGCAAGTTCTTTGAGTTCTTTTTTTGTAGATATTCTAGCAAGTAATTCAACCTCGTCATTCTTTAAGTGGGGATAAACTTGTTCTAATAATTTTGTAGCAGATGCAGTACTGCCTTCTCTCTTCTTAAAACCAATCCATTGATGAAATTCGTTTTTTCCTGTATTACCACTCATACACAAAAGCTGCCATAATAGTTTCGGATGACCTTTGTCTTTACTTACTCCGATGTCATTAAAGTTCCTATTATAATATTCGTTAGTTTTAAAAATGGCAAGTTCTTGTGCTTCTCTACTTCCGCTAACAGAACTTACATATCTGTTCAACAACCAAAAGCTAATTTGCTTCTTGTGGTCATCTTCTAAGTGATCCCAAATCTTACTTTCGCCATTGTCGATCCAACTGAGGATTTCTTTTATTGCAATTTTTTCTGATGCCATGCGTCAACGTCCTCGGGTGAATTAATCTCTATACCATTAAAGTATACACTATTACAGCCAATTTGCCAACCGTTTTTTAGCCAGCGCAACTGTTCAAGTTTTTCAATACGTTCTTCTGCTTCTACAAGTAAATGGGGATATGCTTGCAATGCTTGTTTGCGATAACCATAAACACCCAAGTGCCATTCGCCATATCCTGTCATGCCTCTGCCAAACCATAGAGCTTGATCACCTGCACGTACCATCTTAACACTGTTAGGATCGTTTTGCATTTTACTTGGCATTGTTGTGTACACTGTACTTACTTCATATTGAGATAGACTAGCAATACACGTTTCAATTAATTCAGCTGTAACATCAGGCATGTCACCTTGTACGTTTATAAACTGATCGTAGTCGTCAAGTGTACGCATTGCTACTGCGCCCGCGCATCGTTCTGTGCCGTTAGCGTAATCTGTTAGATCAATAATAACTTGATGTGGTTCAAACTTATCAGCAATACGTGTATCGTCTGTGAGTACATAAACATCATATCCTGTTTTGCGACAGCGTTCGTACACTCTGCGTATCATAGGAATGTTATCCAGTGCTGCTAACGGCTTCCCTGGAAAGCGGGTGCTACCATAACGTGCAGGAATTAGTATTGCTGTATTCATTTTAATACACTGCTGATGGCAACAATATCTTCCACTACACGCTCGAAGTCTTCTAGGCGTAACATATTAGGACCGTCACTGGGTGCATTGTCAGGATCGGGGTGTACTTCTAAAAAGAAATTCCTAATCCCCAAAGCACTAGCTGCACGAGCCAAGCCAGGAACATAATCCCTATTCCCGCCGCTACTACTTCCGTTGCCACCTGGCTTTTGTACTGAGTGCGTGGCGTCCAGTACAATAGGACAATCAAAATTATCAAGCATGTAATTAAGGCCGGTGAAATCAACAACCAAAGTATTATATCCAAAGCTAGTTCCTCTCTCTGTAATCCAAACTTCTTTAGCGTCTTCGCACTTACTTAGTATTCCAGCAACGTCCCAAGGTGCAAGAAACTGTCCTTTTTTAATATTAACAATTTTATCTGTTTCACACGCACGTTGAATCAAATCAGTTTGGCGACAAAGGAACGCAGGAATCTGCAACACATCAACTGCGTCTGGGTATGCACCCATTGCATCAATTTGTCCTCTAGTGTGTACATCAGTAAGAATTTTTAAACCAGGGATTTCTTTCTTCATGATTTCAAAATCTTGCATAGTACGTGCTAATCCAAGACCGCGTTTGCCGTTAATGCTTGTGCGATTTGCTTTGTCGTAACTAGCTTTAAAATAATAATCAATATCGTACTTGCTACAAACTCTTGCACATGTCTCTGCAATACTAATGCTCTGCTCTAGTGTCTCGTGTTGACACGGTCCTGCTATAATTCTCATTTGTCGTCCTTTACTACGTAATACATTGTTATTAATTGATCTAATAACTTTTCTAATGTAGGATGTTCTTGGGCAAGTCTACATAAATCTTGCCAGTCACTATATGACAATAAATCGCCTTGTGCTCTAGCTACTCCTGCAGGGTCACCACCTACTATCCAGCGTGGCAATTTGTTATTAGGAGGGTCACGATAACGAGCGTAGACAACACCGTCGCTACGCTCATATATCAATGCTTCACCTGAGATAAGTGCGCCCAAATTAGCCAACTGCTGTTCCGCTTGTGCGGCGTTTAATGTCATTGTGATTGAACTCTGCCCAATACAATTCAAATGCAACACCATCTTCGATGCCTTCGAACTGATGAATCTTGCCTGGCTTAACTTGTGTAAATTCGCCTGGGCCTAAGATAGTTTCATCGACTAGTCCTTGATCGTCTTGCCATACACGTATAAGCATCTTACCTGATTCTACAAAGAAGCCATTCCATTTAAATTCGTGTTCATGTTCTGAACATTTAAATCCTGCTTTGTATTCGATACGGTGAAATTCTAGTACGCCATTTGCGTGAATTAATTCCGTTGATCCCCAAATTTTGCCTGCTTTAATTGACATTTACATTAACCTTTCATATTCAATAATTTCACATTGTCTACTAATATCTTTTACAAAAAATGCACATAACGGATTTGTTCCTTCTGTAATCGGAACACTTAGTAATTGTCCGTTTTTCATTTTAGGAAAATACCATTTTACATCTGTATAGAAGTTTACAATATTAATAGATGCAAAGTCTGTTTTAAAGCTCTTCAACGGATTATACAAAAATGCTTCAAACCCTCGATCGTTAATACTTGTTAATGGAAGTATTTCTAAGTCAGTTCCGCTTTCTGAACAGCCTACTGCAATACTCCAATCTACTGGCATTGTAATTTCTTGTCCGCCAATATCTAATACCATTGCAGGTGCACTAAATGATTCTAGAAAAATTAATGGTACAAAGAAAAAATCCGGATTTTTAGGATCGCTATTATCTAGTACACTAAATCGTACATCGTCTTCAATTTGATCAGGCAAATCATCTAAGTTAAAGCATTTATTTTCTAATGTTAAAATTCTCATAATTTTTAATTCCAGTCTATTTTTTCAATCGTAAATGGGTATTGAGCTTCAGTATAGAATTTCTTACGCTGAGTTAAATGCCGCTTCGCAAACTTGCACGTCGATGTCAAGTCCCATATTTGTACGAAGTCTTTGTCTTTAGCCTTTCTTACGCCTCTACCAATGCTCTGAATAACACGAACAAAAGACTTGCCAGGTTCAAGAAGAACAAGATTAAAGATCCTCGGTATATTAAGTCCAACAGCGGCGACTCCGTAGGTTGCGATAATGACCTCATTAGTCCCTTCACGAATCGTATCATATGTTTCTTTCCTGTCTTTTACTTTAACAGCACCGCTAATAAATGTACTGCCCGGAATCATCTCGGCTAATGCTTGTCCGGCACTAATTCTGTCTACAAGAATAAGTGTGTTGCCTGTTTGCGATACCTTGTTCATCATCTTGCCAATGTATTCTAAGCGTTCAGTATTAGTTGTTAGGTATTTTAATTCGCTTTGATAATCAGTATGCACTACTGTATCAATTAGCTGACATACATTAACATGACACTCTGATAGCACGCCTTTGTCTTGTAATTCTTTTGCTGTAATCTGTCCAATCACTGGACCTAGACTTGCGTGAATACTTTCAAATTCAAACTTCTCTTTGGGCACTGTACCAGTTAGTCCCCAGCGAATTGGAGCATTTCTTAAGTTTCGTGTAAGCAAATTCTTTAGCACTTCTGCTTTGGCCTGGTGTACTTCGTCGACAATAACTGCGCTCACACCTTCAAGGAACTCTGCAAGTGATAATACTGCACTTCCGTCCTTGTGTTTCTTGTCAAGAATATTCAAACTCTGCCAAGTACAAATAGTATGAGTCTTACCGAGATTCTTTCTGTCTCCGAAGTACACCCCAACGTCAAGTCCGCAATTGATGTAGTCTTCTTCAGTTTGTTCAACAAGTGACTTGTTTGGAACAATAACTAGACTACGTCCGTACGGCTCGACCATATGCGATAATGTTGCTGTAGTAATTGTCTTACCTGCACCAGTAGCAATCTGTTGCAAGCTCTGCGGGTTAGCTAAGAAGTTGTTAATTGCATCAACTTGATAGTCTCGAAGCATAATGTCTTCGCCTTCAGCAGGATGACCTTTAGGCCATTTAACACCTTGGTCAGCCCAGTAGCTTTCTGTTACTGGTGTAAACTTTAAAGTAATAGGGTGTCTGTTGTCTTGAATGTCTACTATTTCGACATTATTTTTTCCAAGAATATCACAAACAACATCAAGATGATTGACGTAGCCTGTACCGCCAATGCCAAAAAAAGCAACTTTACCGTCCCATCGTCCCAGTTTATACTGGGGCATGTGTTTAGCATAAGGCACTTCAAACTTAAGAGCATTGGCGAGCTTTCTTCGTACATCTACATCTAGTCCTTCTAGTTTGATGTTTACTTCGTCTTCAATTATTAATCTACAACTAGCCATAAAATTTTGAATACTTCCTAAATGGGCTCATGCTCTCTTCTCTATAAACAATTAAGTCGCAATTGAATTCTACATAAGCGTTTACTAGTCTATCTAATCTACTGTTATAAGAGATAGCAGTGTGTGGTTTCCAGTCACCGTTAACTAAGAGTTTCGGTAATGTATCTGTACTAATATATACTATTTTTGTTGATTTGTCAACCCAATTATTCAATTTCCTATCTTTTACTAATGTATTAAATCCTACATCACTTCCGTCTAGTCTAAAAAGAACACTTGATGATTCAAACGGCAATATGTCTCTATAATAAGTTACTAATTCGTGTAGCTGTTCTTCTGCATTAATTTTATCTAAAATTATTAACAACGGAAATCTATCTAAATCCCAAAGAGCAGATAATACCGATTGTGTATCATATTCAATTGGACTTAACATGAGCTGTGCTGTTTCTCGATAAGCTATCTTGTTTAATAGTGTATCGTCTGGCAAGGTATCAATAGTTTCGATACCATACTTAAATCTTCTATCAACATATTTGATTAAGTTTGTTTGATCAAGATCGCCTAATTCGTCTACTATTAATTTGCGAGCAGTTGCATTAACATTCTTAAGTTCTAAGTTATAGATACCAGGAATATAATTTTCATGTGAGTTTTTTATTTGTTTAATTTTATTATAAACATCGATTAGTTCTGCATCAATCTCAAAACTTGTATCGACAAATTCAGTTAAGATTGAAAATACACTTTGTTCTGAATATTCAAATGTATGCTCGTGTGATCCTTTACTGTGCTCATATCCGGTAGCATTAGTTTTAGCTAATTCTAATTTTATAATATCTTTCTTACTAAACGGAAATCTAATTTTAATAGTATTGTCTATAATTTTAATATATTTGGTTCTGTCAATCTGACGCAATGGGTTCCGTAGTATATTAACAGCACCAACTACATCATACTCTAACGCAGTAAATTGATCAGCGTATGATAGTAGTTTTTCTTTAACTACTTCGTACTGACGATCAGTAAGTGCAACTCCTTTATGCACTTGGCGTGCAATACTTCGAAGAATTGTTTGATCGCTAGATTGGATTACAAAAGATACATTCCCTTGTAGTCCAGTCAATAATTCAAGATATGATTCTATTGTTTTCTCAGCCATACAAGTAGTATAACGTATTATAGCTTACTTGTCAAGTTATTTAATGGTAATCCTGCTGCAATTTCTTCTATAGTGTATTCAGTGTGAGCGTAGTCATTGAGCCATTGTGTTCTATCTGGCATCATTGGAGATTCTATATCGTGCATAAAGTCAATGTCATTACCGACGTCATACGCTAAAGATGCGGACCCTACAAACGCCGGAACGCCGTTTAGTACACTGTGTATGCCCGGGTTGCTGCTGTAGCTTACAGTAGCGTGTACGTTGTTAAACGACATATCAAAGTCATCATATGTACCATTTAATTTTACAGGATTTTGCCTGTATACATTTTTAAATTCTTTTTCGATATGTTGTAATGGGCATCGAGGATGAGGCCGAAACAATATAGGACGATCAGTATGTGCTCTTATGCCATCTATAGTATTCATCACCCATTGACTCATCCTAGGCATATGTTGCCACTGCAAACTTTTATCGTGCTGACCTGCTATTAGTATATACTCGCCGTCTGTACGCCAGGGCTTTAAAACAAGTCCGAGAAGATTAGCACGGTCACTAGTATTCCCCATATCCCCAAAATAAGCATCTCTATTAATACCATTTAATCCCACCTTCCAAGTTGTGCCTCGTTTAATTCCACCGACTTCAAGTACTATAACTGGTTTCTTTTTGTTCTGTGCGTTCTTCCAAACAAGTTGGTTTTGAGCCATTCTTCCGTTAAACAGTACGCTCCAAATAACATCAACGTCGGAGTCATTGCTATTATCGTCAGTGCTAAAACCAAGGGCGCGACAACCCTCTCGAAAAGCATCAAAGACAGGTTTGCTATTAAGTGCGCCATATTGTGTCCATAAACTAAATTTCATTCCAGTATGCTTCTGTTCTATTAACCATAATGTCTTTCTTTTGTGACTTACCTGTATCCTTGCGTCCACCTTTCATATGATCCATCCACTTGCCTAGTGGACCATTAATAAGAGGATGCCCTCCGCCGCCTGACTTTGCTTCTTTGAGATACATTTCTGCACTGTAATCGTGTGATGGAAATTCGCTATATTTCTTTAGCAGCTCGCCAAACACATAACTGTCGTGCCATTCTTCTAATGTAAAGATACCGTTCTCAGCATCCTCGTACATACGCTCAAAGTCTTCTAAGAAACTGTGGCACACAGGATGATTTAGATTCATACCGTAGAAGCCACACTCTGGCCAAGTCTGCGATCCTTTACCTCTACCAACATATGTGATATAAGCATTGTTAGGAAGTAGTTCTGCAAAGTCTTCGTAATTCCAAGGACTGTGAATAAAGCTGTCTGCATCCATCCACACACACCACCCCTTAGAGCGTGTACAAGCGTCATACACTGCGTATGTTTTATTAGCGAACCTAACTGCATCCCACTTGAATTCTTTGTTCCAATCCTTGCGTGTGTGACGCTGTGGTTCATTGCTAACGTCTCCGTTAGCTTTAGGCACATCACGCCATTTGTCTTTAAATGCATTTAATTTAGGTAGCACTGCTTTTGCATCTAATATTTCAATACGAATTGGATCAGGATTACGAGGAATACAATCTTCTGCATATACTAGCAGCTTAATACGCTTGTCTACTTTTGCAGCAAAGCTGTCTAAAAAACGCTGTCCGTATTTTACTAACCCTGACGGATGAAATGTTGTTACTACTGTAATTTGTTTATTCATTTTGTTGCCCACTTCCTTAAATGTGTCCATGCTGTTCCGTCTTTAAGTTCGTCTAATGTCCAGTGCATCTGCGCCATTTTTTGGACCCAAAGTTCTCTATCAAATTCTTTTATATTTTCTAAATCTTTTAAATCAGAATGGGCAACGGCTGCTGCTTGGCTCCTGTCAGCGTCTAACACAAATACAGGAACACCCTGTATAGCAGCAGCAACAGCAGGACTGCTATTGTAATTAATGACAGCATGTGCATTTTCAAAATCTTGTAGTAAGTTTGCACTATGAGTTATAGTTACATTTGTCATTCTGTATCTAGCCAATGCACGTTTATGTTCTAGTATTTTTTTATCGCCTGGATGAAATCTAATAACTATGGGTCTATCTGAATACTTTTTAACATGGGTAATAGTTTTAATTAACCAAGGAAGTACTGCTTGCCCGCCCATGCTCCATCCTCCGTCTCGCTGACAGCAAATTAATATATTTTTTCCGTTGTGTTGCATTGGCTTTAACGAAATACCTAAACGTTGTTGAATTAAATTCCACCGAGCAGGATCAGGAGTTGCGTTACAGTATTCGCCGGTATTTGGAAAAATACCGTCGTAACTAAATCTTAAAAATTTATTACGATTTTGAGGATCAGCATACAAAAATAAATTACTGTCTACAATAATGCTACGCTTATTATCTCGTTTTTGTTTTTCAAATACATCTTGTCGTAATTTTAAATGCAAACTGTTTTTACTATTTTCGTGAACAAACCCCTGCACTACTGCTACATCTGCATTTACAGGAGTATAGTCAGTTACAATAGTTCCTTGATCTCCGGAGCGCCATACACCTTCAATGAAGTTAACAATGATTGCTGGTTTTTCAGGATTAGTGTTGCCTGGAGGAATACCCATTAGATACGATGCTACTTTTATAGTCACTGAATAGTCTCCTGAAGTGTATTCCATGCAAATCCGTTTTCCATTTCTTCTTGGGTAAATTGTGCATACGATAAGTGTTTCATAAATGCAAACATTTCATCTTCTGACGGGACTCTAGGATTTTCAATATTATTTAACTCTGTTTCTGCAATTACTTGCGCAGCATTTGGGCCTAAACTTATAGCACATTTCCCTTCAATTAATGCTTCAGTTGCAGCAATGCTATTATATGTTACTAAACAATGTACATCATTAGCAAGTGCTTGTTGAATTGTTTGATCAGTTACTCTAGAACTTCTGTTAGGTTTCATTCTAATTTCTATAGGGCGATCAGTTAATGTTTTTATTTTTTCTACTAGCTGATTAGTCCAATCTTCAGCAGTGCCTTGATCCCATAAACTCATAACTTTATCACTGGGCGGGCATACTAAAATCTTACTGCCAGGAGTAAATGGTTTCCAAATATTATTCCAAGAACCCATAATAGTTGTTAGTCTATCATCCGAACGTTCAATTATTGGTCCAGAATTCTGTAAGGCGTTACGGGTTATTCTATGCCATCTTTTGTGTTTCCAGTTACCAAAATAACCAGTATCGATAGCATAAAATTCTCTATTTGTTTTCCAGCAATGCTTGATTGCTTTTTGACTGCCGCCGCCGAGGCCTCTAATAACAAGAGTTGAAGTTGTATCTTTTTCTTTGTCCCAGTTCGAAGCAGCGCCGTCGGCGCCTTTAATAAAACTTTTTAGATAAGGATCATAGTCGTGCCCTTTGGCGTTCCAATTAAATCCGCCTACACTGTCAATTGCAACTACTTTACCCATTAGGACCTCATCATATTCTGTAATTCTATTTTCCATTCTGTATGGTACTCGCAGTTTCTATAATTTTCAAACCATGGGCCGCCTTCTGTATAATGTATTAATTTAGGAGTTTTGATGTTATCGTATACGCCTACTAAGTAGTTCCAGGTGTGATCTAATGCACCTACTTCTTCGTCCCTAAGCCAACTAAGGCGATGTAGATATGCTCCGTTAATTTCTGGATCATTAACTAAGTCTTGTGTAAGTCTAGCATTGCTAGGATGACCGCAGTTGATCAACATTACACTTGACCAGTTCTTGCGTGGATAAACAGTTTGTTTCTGTCCGTCCATCTTCATGCCTTCTTTAGGAGTGTAATCGTGTTGTACACACATAACTGCATACCTATCGTCTGCTTGTGCAAATAGTTCTGCAATGTCTGTAGTAATCAACATGTCGCAGTCCATAAACACTGCCCATCCTTTAAAGTTCATTAGTTCAGGTACAAGAAATCGTGTAAAGGTAAATTCAGTACTTGCAAGTTTATCAACTGGTCTAGTATACCATCCTGCATCTCTAAGCTCTTGTTGTTTTAACGGATGTACTACTGCATCTTTGCTTCTTGTTTGGATGCTGTGCTTGCACACTTGATATGCAATATCTTCCCGTGTATCGTATCCTACAAATACTTTCATTAATCTTCTCTCTCTATATCTTCTTCTATACAATGCTCTCCGTATTGTATTTCTACTATTCTACAAGGAACATCAAACGGATTAGTCAATTGATGCCATTCGCCTACTGGGATTTCAAATGCTTGATGTACTGTTAATTCTCTAGGTGGCAAACTGTATCCGTTTGGCATCTTACTGTGTACAATACACGCACCTTCACTAACCATCCAATGTTCTGAACGATAATCGTGTCGTTGCATGCTTAAACTTTTTCCCGGATCAACAGTAAGTTCTTTTACTTTGCATCCTTCGACTTCATGGAGTACACGATAATATCCCCATTGACGTTCTGTCTTAGGTGCTTTCCATTCGTCAAGAATCCAACTGCTTGAGTTTTTCTTATGCTCTCCACCAACTCCGAAAGCAAATTCGACATAGGGCATGCTTCCGTATACTTTATATTCCGGAGTTGTTGTATTAGTTCTATCACCACCATTTGCAAAAATAACTTTTGTTTCAGTACCGTGTGTACTTAATGTATGAAAGATTGCCTGACATGCTGTATTGTCGCTGTCGTCAAAACCTATGACCTTGTCCACACATGCTAATTCTTTAATAATAGCAACACGTTCTTCAAATGGCATAAACGGTCTGCCTTTTTTACGAGTCAACCAATTATCACTGTTAACTCCGACAATCAATTTAGAGCCAAGTTTTTTTGCTTCTTTAAAGTAGGCGATATGACCACTGTGAAGTGGGTCAAAGCCTCCTGTAACTAATACTACACGATGTTTCATGTAGATATTTATGTATGTAGTTAATGCGCTAAATAGATATATGAGTTATTATATAGAATCTAAAACACCAGCAGTTTTTATCCATATACCGAAAACTGCTGGGAGAAGTGTATTGACATTAATTAAAAATAATTACAATTACGAAATTATTCCCAATGACAGGACTACTAATTTAAATTTTCATAGTACTTTAAAAGACGCAGAAGATTTTGTCAACGAGAAAGATCCTTATGTTTTTTCTATTGTAAGAAATCCTTGGTGCCGAACTGCTAGCTGGTTTTTCTTTAGACGAGAAGTTCTTCGACAAGGATTAAAGGCATTATATGCAGGTAAAAAAACTAACAAAGTTCAAGATAATTATGATATAGTACTCGAAGAATATAACATTATGATTGATAGTTTTGAAAAGTGGTTAACTCGATATCATAATCATGCATGGGATAATACTTGGTTTAAATTATCCGATAGTCAGAGTACATGGCTTAAATCTAAATCAATATCAGTTGATAAGGTTATTAAATTTGAAAACATTAACGAAGAAATAACCAACATTGAAATATTTAAAAATATGTCGTTGCCTATAACTAACAAAGGCCCTAGTAACATATCTTATAGAGATATTTTTACAAATAGCTATACTGTTAATTTAATTAAATCGTTATATGAAGAAGATATAGATAATTTTGGTTATACATTTTCATAACCATTTTTTAGATTCCATATAAAATCTATCACTAATCTTTGCTGCGCCTTTGCCAGTCATTACTAATGCGCTGTCTGACTTCTTTGTATGATCACAAAATATTTTATCAATATGTGTAGTATTATATAATTTACTTTTTTCAACAAACGTATCTTGATCTAAAAATCCGTATACTTTTTTAGAAGTAAAAGAATTTGTTAAACTATTTCCCCAGTCAGTTAATAACGTATTCTTATTTCTAAATGCAACCAAACTGACAACAAATCGATTGCCTTTAACAGACAAGCATCCGCAGTCATTAGTGCCTAACATTTTATTAATATCTATTGTACCTTTGCATATAGTATCCATATCATATGCTGCTACTGGATGATTACCTGTCCATAGTTTTGATAATGTTATAAATCTATTACAAGCATATACCGAAAACGTCATTAGATGTTTCATTTTTTCTACAAGCGTTTCTTCGTTGCAGAATGACAAACCGTGTTTTAATTTTTGTTTGTGTAGTTCGTCTATATGAGGATTTTCTAAATATTTTATAGATTCTAAACACAAGTCATTAATGTATATTTCGTCAATAAAGTCAGTTGTATAATTACACGGCAATAACTTTAAATCTTCTATATCATTATCATCAGGATTAATGATATGTACATGAATAGTTTTATCAGGATTGTAATGATTAAAACTTCTTACAAATACCTTGCCGTATTTTTTCCAGTACTTAGAGTCACCACCGGTGAATATAGTAGGGCTATCGATCATTACACGCCCTCGAATATATAGTCTTCGTTAATTTGATCTACTAATTTATAATTTAAAGATTTCATTAAGTCGAATACTGTATTAGCAGAGTAATTAAAGTTTTGCAATGCAGAATTAATTTCTAAACATATAATAGGTTTAAATTTTTTAATAGTCAAAAGTCCGCCGTTAATTGCATTAACTTCAAAGCCTTCAATATCTAAATGTATTAGGTCGCAACTGTCTAAATTTAAATCATCAATTAGCATTGTAGGTATTTTGCCTTTACCTGATATATAATAAGTTCCTATGTTTATACCTTTTTTAACATGTGATGCAGGCAATGCTATATCAACTAATTGGTGCGTATTACCTAAACATGATTGCATTTTAATAACATTGCTATCTTGCACATTTTTAACAAGACAAAAGAAATTTAACGGGTTAGGTTCAAATGTGTATACTGTATCAAAAATGCCTGCATAAATTTTAGTATAATACCCAACGTTTCCGCCTGCTTGAATACAAGTTTTTTTATTCTTAGCATAACCTGCTATTAGCTTAGGTTGTTCATCCCAATTGGCTTTTTGTTTATTTGCGTTAGTTGCGCCGATTGTTGGAAAATAAAACCCGTTAACTAAAGTTATATTATTTTCCATTATTAACTCTTATATTCAAATATAATGTCATCATCTACTATTCCAGTTTCAGTATATCCTAACTCGATTACTAACTGTTTAACATCGTTATTGGTATGATTATATTTTTCTGCTAGGCCATTTAATTCTAACGCAATTACAGGCTTGCAGCGTTTTATAGTTTCAATTGCACCTAGTAATGCAAACTTTTCAAATCCTTCGATATCTAAATGTATTAAATCTACAATCGAAAGATTAAAATTATCAAGTATTAATGTAGGAATAATTCCAGTACCTTTAACACGATACCCACCGCTGTTGGGCTTTTTATGATGTGTTTCATCATATGACAAATTTACAAAGTTTGTTTCGTTTCCTAAACATCCTTGAAACTTAATAGTTCTATTACTAGTATTTTTTGTTAGGCAATAAAAATTTATTGGATCGGGTTCAAATGTGTAAACTGTATCAAAAATGTCTTCATACTTTTTTACATACATGCCAGCATTGCCGCCGGCTTGTACAACTACTCGCTGTTGTTTAGTATATGCAGATACGTTTGTAGGAACATCTTGTCTTCTAGACAAATATCTCCAGCAAGCAACGTCATGCTTGGGCCACCACCAACCGTCTCTAAGTTCTACTAAATGTTCCATGATATTATTCCGTTTGATCAGTTTGTGTATGTGAAAACCTATCGTATAGGCTATTCATATTTAACATCACTACACTCGGAGTAGTATAATAGACATTACAATAATTTAAGTTAGGCTGTACATCAGCAGGTAATATCCCAAATTCTTTTGAAGCAGTTACTAGCTTGGTTGCACCTGATGGTTTAATAACATATCCGAAGGCACCTTTGATATGATTATTATTCATATGTTTGAACGATCCTCTTTTTTCCGGAGCTCGTTCTTCTAATGGATGAATAGTAATCGGCTTGTCATATTCTAAATTTTGTAGATATAATTCTTTTCCGGTGCCGTAGTATAAATGGCGAGTGTAATCTAAATTACAATAATCTTTAAATGAATTTAAAAAATTATCAGGTAATGAATTTATAAAATATGCATCGTACTCTAGTACACCTATTGGTTTGTTTAAATCAATACACTTTTTCCAAAGAGTATAATGACTTAAAAAGCAGCCAAGAACTCCTATTGCTCGTATTTTTTGTTTGCCCCAATGATTGACTACTAATCCTTCGTCTTTCATTATTCCATCAATGTTAGAATAAACACCTTCGTGTAAGTGTACATTAATGTTGTATTTTTTTCCTGATTGAATCGCTTCGTTTGCTAATCGCGTACTTCGTTCGTCATTTTTTTTATAAATGCAAAAAAAGTCGATCATATAGAAGCATCTTCCATCCCTGCAACACGTAATTTAACCACGTTAGTAATTTGCCATTGCTTTTGATCAAGTGCTTTGAGCACACCTAACCATTTGTTACGCATAAGTGCAAACTCGTTAATAATTTTTTCGTAGTCAACTACATCTGCTTCGCCATCAACATAACGCTCTACATCACGACTGCTCAATGCACGTTGATAGTTTTCAAGATATTTTTTGAAGTACGAGCTACGCAACCTACGTAGCTCGATATTCAAGTAGTTCAAGATTGCTTCAATTTCTTGAAGCTGATTGAAACGATGTTCAACAATGCCTGGCATCTCAGCAGCAGCACGTTCTACATTACCTTTGAGTTTTACCTCATTTTTTGCAGTTAACAATTCAGTTTCATAATGCATTACTGCATCAGGAATCTTACTAATGTCACGCGATACTTCTGAGTACCATCCCATTATTAATCCTCGTATTCGTCTTCGATGTCGTCTTGTTCGTCTAGTTCTAAGTAATACTGAATAGCTGAATCTAAATATTTTTCAGTACCTAATGCACCTTTAAAATCTAAATCACTAACACCGTAGTCAGCTAGCATGTCAACATACTTTTCTGCTACAATCTCTAGTTGCTTCTTATCAATGTACTCTTTAAACAACATCCATATATCACTGACTTGTTCTTCATTAATCATTTGCAAAGTTTTCCTCAATTTGATCATCAGTTGCATCTTCTTCAACTTCTGCGGTATTTACCACGGTAGCTGTTTTTTCTGCATATTCTGACATAATCAAATCAAGTTTCTCGCCAATCCATTGCTTACGATAATCAAGATGTTCAACGCCTGCTAAGTCAACGTACTTGAGTCGATTGCCTTGCTTTTCTAACAAGCCTTTCTTCTCAAACAATTCAACTAGACCTGAATAAGGATTCATAC